CTATTTTCGCGCACTTCGAATAAGCACTCCTTGTTGTATGATCGCTTTTTTAGTAGCGAAGGAAACACCATCAGACAACCCCTTGTGACGTAGGGTTTCTTCCGTAATACCTATCTCTTCAGCAGTAAATTCAGAATAGATTGCTGATATAGAACCAAAAAATCGGCTTGTTTTTTTGAAAATGAGATGAACATGTATAACCTTAGTCTCTTTAGCCATGACCTTACTTTTAGATATTTATAATACTAAAACCTCCATATAGTTACTATATAGAAGTTTTTCTAATTGCAAATATACGAAATAAACAAAGAAAATAAGATGTATTTTTGTTTATTTCGTGATAAATACAGACTTATGGAAAAGATTTAATTTATTGTTAAAATAGTCTATACCCATGCCATCACCCTTTAAACACCCATTAGAAAATGAGAACAAAATGTGAATATCACCCATTAAACACCCATTAAAAAAGAAGTGTTTTTATTGTTGAGTTTTACCCTATAATACTGGTATATGCATTGAGTTATACCCTATAATACAACTTTTAGGGATGTGGATATTTTAATAATATACTGAAATACATGTGTTTATAACAAAAAAATAATATTTGATATTAAGTTAACCTTTTCATAAGTAGGGACATTTGACTTTTCAAAGCATCCACATCGTCTTCTAAATGGTTTACTTTATCATAATATGTCGCGTTAATATTAGGCATCTTTGCGCTTAAATACCATTCCACATATAGTATAGTATTAATCTCATCTTCCATCAAATTGAAGTTTGGGTAATTAGCTTTATCAACATTATCAGAGGTACAAACTATAAAACCATGTTCATGAAATCTGTTTTTTATGCGTTTCACGTAAGCACGTCCACTTCTGTCGCTTAGCACATATACATGATTGTCTTTAATTTCATTCCATTCACTTCGATCCAATAATCTTAAGATGAGATATGAACAATCTAATAATGTCGGAGACATACTTTCTCCCCGTACTTTAACACAGAAATATTTTCTATTCCTATGTAGCATATTGTAAGGAAGCCTAATAGTTTCCACAACTTCTATAAAATCAGGATTTTCACATCCATAACCTGCAGCTACAGATATATCAACGATAGGGATTGACTTAAATTCCGACTCTATTGGAATGATTTTAGAAATTTTCGTTTGATTGTCATCACGCAGCATTGAGCCACATCCGGCAAGCAACCAATCCGTAGAGATATCGCTATAATATGAGAGAAATTTCAATAGGTTATCTTCAGACATTCCATTCGGTTGACTCAATACACCATTGGTTATGCCTGTGTTTTTATAACATTCATACTTTGTAATCCCTTTAAAATCTAAATATTGCAGAATCCTCTGCTTTAATACTGAAAAATCTCTCGTATTTTCTTTCATAATTGAAATATCTCTATTATATTTGCAGCGTGTTACAGATTAACAGCGCTCAAATGTATGAATAATAACTCAAAAATAAAAAGGTATGAAACAAATAATTGAATTAAGAGACACTGAAAAACGAAAGATGATTGCAGAAACATTTGGAATATCTCTCGCAAATCTTAGTCAAATACTCCGTTTCAAACGGAACGGAAAGAATGCAGAAGCAATTCGCAAAATGGCACAAGAAAATGGCGGTATTAAATATACCGAAGGTAATGAATCATCCAAAGTGAAGGTTTTAGATTCTCGCGGAAATGTCACAAGTATTATCAATTAATAATTTATCTGCGATATGAAAACTATTAGATTTATTCAAAACGTGATGGTAGGAGTTGGCGTAGTCACTGCTATCGCATTAGTTGACCAGATAGAGGTTGAACCATCAAATATGTGGGCAGCTATTGTGATAACAATTCTTTCTGTAATCATTGTCATAGAACGAGAACTAAGATCGAATAACTAATAACAGAACGCAAGAATAGAACTTCCTTCAGGATAGCAACTATTAATTTGAATTTGCCATGTATTTCAATTGGTAATAGTAGAAAGATTGGGAAGTAGCTACAATTCCGGGGCAGTGCCGGAACTTGCACAAATAATAATATTAATATAATGGCTGAGATATTTAATAATCGGATTTGCGTGTTTGCGAATGAATTAATCATCTTCAATCCCAAAACGCAAGTTGGGAGTGAAGATGGGTTCATTCCTGAAGGAACATACTATTCGATGGCGAGGAACGGACAACTTATCGTACTCCGTCGTGGTATTCCTGGATGTCCTGCCCTAGTAGATTTTGAAACCATGAGAAAGGATGTAAAAAAAGAGTACATTGTACGTAAGGGTGATCCCCGTGCGGAAATTGCTGCAAAAACGCAGAAGTCTGTACTGGAAGATGCGATTGTCTACAGCAATGCCGCCTACGAGTTTTTCAGTGTAAAATACCGTTATGACGGTGACAAGAAGCTGCCACCCGCGAAGATTGACGAATATACCCTTAACGTACGCATCATGAACGCGCTCCTGTCCCTTCGCGATGGGCGTAAAGCGAACTCGATAGGTGGCGGAAGTACACGGATTAACGTTTGGGAGAAACTTTGTAAATTGAGCAATGACCTGCTGACACTGAAAGACCCGAACGGTCGTGATATTTTTCCCCATAACCTACCAAAGAACTGGAAGGCTTTGAAACGTAAATGCGAGCAATATGAAGCGGCACGACGGATCAGCGAAGAAGAAGGCTATCGCAGTGTCATTCATAAATCGTATGGCAATAAATACGCGGCAGTCGTAATGAACGAGGATGCGAAGGCGGTGATGCATAAGTTAATCAGTATGCATAACAATCTGAATAATGTTCAAATCATGGAGGAATACAACAAGGTGGCTTCCCTGATGGATTGGAAACCGATTGACAGCCCTACCACTGTTGAGAACTGGAGACAAAAATTTGCTCTCACAACAATGGCGGGAAACAAGGGGGACAAAGCTCTGAAAAACACACGCATGAAACAGATACACCGTGAAGCCCCGACACAAGCACTTACTTACTGGACGCTGGACGGATGGGATGCGGAACTGTTCTATCAGAAAAAGACTCCCAAAACGGTAAAGAAAAACGGTGAGGAAAAGAGATATATGTACACCACTTATACCAACCGGAAAACGATGGTAGTCGTACTTGATGCTTGTGAAAAATATCCGGTCGGATACGCCATTGGTGATCATGAGTCACCCGCGCTTATCCGTGAAGCATTACGAAACGCGGTACAACATACCAAAGAACTGTTTGGAGAACGCTACAAGCCTTTACAGCTACAAAGCGACAATTATCAAAAGAAGGTGATGGTTCCCTTCTATGAAGCCATGACCAAGTATTATACACCAGCCGCTTTGGGAAATGCAAAGTCCAAAATAGTAGAACCCTATTTCAAACGCCTGAATGTGGAATACTGCCAAAAACAGGCGAACTGGTCAGGCTTCGGTATTACTGCCGACAAGGATAACCAGCCTAATTTGGAAGTATTAAACCAGAACCACAAGTTCATCCCGGATGAATCCACCGTTATTGCACAATTAGAAGCTATTATAGCGCAGGAACGGGCAAAGAAGATAGATGCTTACCGCACTGCATGGGAACGCACCGAAGAAGCCCGTAAAAAACCTTTCGGGATTGAGGAATATCTGATGCTCATGGGGGAAACCACCGGACGCACGAATAAGATCACGGGTTCGGGGCTGTTTATCAAGTTCATGGGTGAACGAATCTGCTTCGATAGCTTCGACCTTTCTCTTCGCGACCATTACAACGAAGACTGGATAGTACGCTTTGACCCGGACGATATGAGTCAGGTACTTGTATCGAACGCAAAACGCCTGAAGTCTGGTCGTATAGACAAAGAGATTGGGACATTGCAATATGTACTGCAACGTGACATCAAAGTTCCGATGGCTTTGGCTGATCAGAAACCGGAACATTTTGAATACCGGGCACGTGTCGACAGTTTCAACACTAAAATGGTGGAAACGGTGAAGGAGAAAGTGAAAGAGGTAGACAGGAGAATCACCACCATTTGCCAACGTATCCCCGAAATAGCTGCAGGAACGGTTCTTGACCGCTACCTGATAACTGACAGCTTGGGACAGCACAAGGATGTCCGGTCAAAAATGAGGGATGACGCCACGGACGCGGATTTCATGGAAGTGACCCAACATATCACCCGGCAAAGTGTAGCAATGGCTTCCACCGGAACGGATGATGAAGATTACGATTACAACCCGCTGGACATGAATTTTTCAAGATGATTTAAAAACAATTTAAAAGATATACAACATGGATAATCAAGCATTAAAAACGTACATAGAGAAGTTAATCAATCGCGGATCATCTGCAACGGAGTTGGCGCGTAAATGTGGAATATCGGATACCGCCATGTCCCAATTCAGAAGCGGCAAGTATGGAGCGAATGAAGACTCCATCGCTGAAAAGATTGCTTCCGGTCTAAATTACTACGAAAACGCCTGGAATGTAGTGGAAAGCGTCACCAGTTACCAGCAGGTACGCACCGCGTTCGTTGCTGCAAAGAAGAATCACAAATGGATGTGTATATCTTCACGCTCCGGCAGTGGAAAAACTCAATCCCTCATAGACCTTTATAACATGAGTGCTGATAATTCAGTTATATATCTGAAATGCCGGAAATGGACAGCACGTAAATTCCTGACCAAATTAGCCACATGCATGGGGGAAACAGTAACGCGCTATATGGATAACGATGAACTTATGGACTTGGTTGTTTCACACGTTAACCGTATGGCTGGAAAATCCCCTTTGTTAATACTTGATGATGCCGGAAAACTGGCGCACAGTGCCCTCTGTACGCTTATACCTCTATATGATGACACTTTACACCGTATGGGTGCTATCGTAGCCGGAACGGAGACTCTTGAGCGCAATATAAAGCGTTATGTCGGTCGTGTAGAAGGATACGACGAAATAGACGGCAGGTTTTGCCGCAACTATATCACGTTGCTAGGAGCTACAAAGAAAGATGTCAAAGCCATTTGTGCGGCAAACGGGATCAATGATACAGAGGAACAGGAAACCATTTGGGGAAAGTTGAATAAAGAGAAAAAAGAACCTGTGCCGGGAAAATATGTTTGGTTTACCGATGATTTGCGTGAACTGTCCGGCATGATCGAAGACCGTATAATCAAACAACAAATCGAGCGTGGAGAACTGGCATGAAAGTTTGGAGTCAGAAGAACCTAGAAGACATCCGACATGAATATATTGATTTTGACGGTGAATGGTATTTGGCATTCGGTCGTCCTGAAAAGTCCGGTTGCTGGATCATTTACGGAAAGTCGGGACAAGGTAAAAGTTCTTTCGCTCTGCAACTGGCTCGCAAATTTGATGAAATGGGGCTTCGTGTTCTTTATCTAACATTGGAAATGGGCGCGTGTGACGACTTCGTGAACTCCGTGCTTGATGTAGGTATCAGCAGTAAGACAAACAATATAATCTACTCGGACGAAGCTACCATCAAAGAATTGGACGAATACTTGTCAAAGCAACGTAGCCCGGACGTGATAATGATAGACTCCATACAATATTTCGAGCAGCAAGGGGGAGCGAAAGCCACCGAAATAATCCGCCTGCGCAAGAAGTATCCGCGAAAGATATTTGTCTTTATCTCGCATGTGGACGGGCGCGAGGTGGAAGGAAAAACCGCCTATGACGTGAAACGTGACAGCTTTAAAAGAATCTACGTGGAACATTTCAAGGCAACATTTATCGGACGTGGCAAAGGAGGTTCACGCGGATATTACATAGTATGGGCGGAAGGGTATCAAAAACATTGGATTGAAAATATTAAAAGTGATAATGATGGAACAGAAGACGAAGAAACCTATCAGTAAAAGCCTTATCAAACGCCTGCATATCATATACAGCGCACAAGGCATTGATGACGAACAAAAGCGGGCTATCCTGCTAGACCTAACGGACGGACGGACAAATACCACAAAAGAGTTGACATACAGCGAAGCAATGTATCTCTGCGGCTATTTGAACGGTGCGAAAAAAGAAAACCGGGATTTGACTATCACCGAACGGGAAATAAGGAGACGCAGGTCGGCTGTCCTGAAGAGAGTGCAGCGGATCGGAATCGACACAACGGACTGGGGAGCGGTAAATGCGTTTTTCCTTGATGTCCGGATAGCTGGAAAGAAGTTTCGCGAACTGGACGGGGAAGAACTTCTCCTGTTGATACCGAAACTGGAGTCAATATTAAAAAAGAAAGAAGATGGCGGATATTAGTGCGGAACAACACCGGATTAACCGGATTAATGAATTACTGGATCGGCTTGACAAGATTCCCGGTGAACTGGATGCCATACACGAGAAATTGTATGCCGGAAATATGGATCGCAATACATTTGCGAAGTTGGTAGACCAAAGGTCATCGCTTTATATTGAAGCGGAAAATAAGGAACGGGAACTGAAAGAAGTATATAAAATCAAATTGTAATTAATCATTTAAAAGTTAATAGTATGGATATTAGTAAATTGTCAAAAGAAGAAAAGGCGGAACTGTTGCGTAAACTGAAAGAGGAAGAAAAAACAGAGTCCATCCAGCGGAAAGAAACCTACGAAGCATTGAGGCATCAATTCATGTTCGATGTGGAAAGTAAACTCATGCCAGTAGTGAATGACGTTCAGGGCTTTTATGATTGGATTGTAGGTGAAAGCAAAGCTTTCCGTAACGTAATGCGGGAATACGGTCAGCTCCGTATGCGTCAGGGTGAAGAGACCGCCACCTTTTCAGTAGTAGATGGGAATTTCAAACTGGAGGTAAAAAGCAATAAAGTGAAAAGTTTTGATGAACGTGCCGATCTCGCTGCCGAAAGGCTGATTGACTACCTGAAGAATTATATAGCCCATTCGGAAAAAGGAGTCGATGATCCGATGTATCAAATGGCGATGACGCTTCTCGAACGTAACCGTCAGGGAGATTTGGACTATAAGTCTATCAGCAAATTATATGAATTGGAGTCACGTTTTGATGAAGAATATGCGGCTATCATGCAGTTGTTCAAAGAAAGCAATGTCGTGTATAAAACTGCAACTAATTACTATTTCCATAAGCGTGACGAGAACGGAGTATGGCGTCGTATTGAACCTTCATTCTGTAGATTATGATTATAGCAGTTGACTTTGACGGAACCATTAGCCGGGGGAAATTCCCGGCTATTGACGGGGAGCAACCATACGCTGGCGAATCGCTCCGGAAATTACATGATGAAGGACATAAAATCATTATTTGGACGTGCCGTACTGGTGATCAGTTATTGAATGCCATCAACTGGCTGTTGGAACGCCAAATACCATTTGACCGTGTAAATGACCATGATCCTGAAAATGTTGCCAAATATGGGGAAGGCGGGAAAAAGATATATGCCCATTGCTATATCGATGACAAAAACATCGGGGGCTTTCCCGGATGGCTGGCATGCATGAAAGAGATTGAACGGATGGAAGAAGCCTATAAAACTATTTTAAAAGAGGATAAAATTAAAGTATGAACAAAAAGAAGGAGATAATACGCACTACCAGAAATTTCAAAAGGATTCTGAAAAGTGGGAATGTGAAAACGGTATTGACTGTTAGTGATTGGGATATATATGCAAAAACATACACTATTGAGGAAATTGCCGCCCGTTTTTTACGGATAAAAGGTTATAATGTACAAATCACCATATCGGATAATACGGAGCATCCTTCCTACCTATTTGGTTATATACGATTCTATCGTTATGCTAGAATCAAGTTTAATTCTAATTAGAAAAAAGATGAATGCAAAAGACCAAAGAAAACTATGCAAAGCCGGATATACAATCCTGCGTCGCCATGATTACCCCCAGCCGCATATCACTTTTAAAAGCGATATAAATCCGGATAGCTGGAAAAGGTATGGGGACAATTATCCTTCAAAAGCGGAAAGAGACCGGGCAATGAAACGTTTGCTAACAGATGATAAAATAGTAGAAGATTAAATTGGATATGAAAAAAGATAACACCTTAGAGTATCTACTGATTCTATATTTAATATCAGTAATAGGTATATTTACCTCCTTATCGGTTTTGGCTTATTGTGGAGTTTTAAAATAAAGGGATAACAGCCGGGAAAGATCGGCTTTTGATAATATTAATAGAGAAATGAGTGAAACAATACAATTAACTCCCGGTCATGTAGCTGCCTACAAGGAACTATTGACTAACCCAAAGAAGAACGGATTTGATTTTCGTCCGATAACCGAATGTTTCAGACAGATTGAAACGGTAACTCCTAAGCATGAGTTATTTAACGTGTACGTTGAATATTTACAGAAGCCTTTGCCAAAGGTGATGTTCTACATTATTATGGACGAACTTTACGGACACTTGACAGGGCGGGCTATTAATGCGGAAGGTGAGCCGGGTTATTTAGGGTATAAACTGGAATTTATAAATGCGTAAAAAATTAGATATGAAGAAAATACTAATAGCATCCTGTACCCACCCGCAATACGGGGATGTATATGTAGGTTTTCAGAATCGCGATGAACTCTTTGTAAAACAAGGGTTCTACAAGATGCAAGGAAACGACTTGGAAGATTTATCCAATTTCATTCCTCCCGCCTGCACGTGCATCCATTTTGCGGATAAAGATGTACAAGAGTATTGTAATTAATAACAAATCAGATATGAGCTTTATAACAAGACAAAAAAATGGGCTTTTATGCCGATTTTCAACGGTGATAGATACTGTTACTGACTACAATATGACAGATGAAGAATATATTGAAATGTGTGCCCAAAAGGCAAGGGAGAAAGCTCAAGAAACATTAAAACATTCTCTCCGTCCGTTTGAAGAGGTAAAAGCATCTTTTGCGCCTACCAATATGAGTCGTAGTGAGTTCAACAGGATTTTAAGATTAATGGAAAAAGAAATAAAATCATAACTAAAAAAATGAAGCGATTTAATACTCAAACAAGGTTTGTTCCTCTAAAGATAGACAAGGACTTTAATGTGGAACATATTCAATCAAAAGATGGAAAAATAAAAGACTTTAGAACGCGCAAAGCAGTTGAGAAGTATTGCAAGGAAAATCATTGTATTTATTGTGAAGAAAAATACATATTCTACAAATGATTATCTATTCAAAAAAAGCCGCGCAAGAAAAAAATCTTTGCGCGGCTAAACTTTATAGTCTCAAATTACAGCAGTCGTTCGGGCTGTAGTTTACATTCTCCTTCCAGTACTGAAAATGACTATCCACGTCTTCACAAACTGAAATCTCCCTGAATCCTGAAATCTTATTTAGATATTCGATTTTTCGCTCCAGCTGCAAATGATTATACCCGGCATGCTTCAGGGTGTATTCGGAATAGTCAATATCAAACCATTGCTTCACCCATGTGTTTACCCGCAAGAACTCCACTAGAATCTTATCACATTTGATACTATTCAGAACCTTAAAATCAATAAATTGAGGGATAAATGGGGATAACCTGACAGACACATCAAACCCTTGCTCCTGCAGCTTCTCAATAGCTTTAATCCGTGCAGATGGTAGACACGCCTTTTCAAATGTACGTGAAAGTGTGTCATCCGTAGAAGTCACAGATATTTGTATATGTGCCAGTTTTCTATCCATCAACCGGATATATCTGTCATCTGCCACCATTGAGGACTTTGTCACGATAAGGTAATGTACCCCTTGTCGGTTCAGGTTCTGAATTGCTTTATAGGTTTCCCTGTAAACAGCCTCACAAGGTTGGAAACAGTCAGTCATTCCACCCAAACGCACAACTGTTCCCCGCTCTAATTTACAGATTTTCCTCTCTACCTTGTCCGTTCGGGAAACGGACGGGTTATCAGGATGCCACAATCCCCTGAAATTAAGAAGCGACTTTGCATAGCAATAAGAACAGTCGTGAAAGCATCCACAGCCATAAAGGTCTAAACGTGTCGGATAATTACATTTATTCCCTTCATTTCCGGAGACGGTCTTATAAAAGGACTTAAACTCTGGTGCTTGCGTGGATGTAGTCACCCATTGTGGTGCATTTACTGTATATCTGGCAGTTGTGCTTGTAATTTCCTCTTTTAACATACTCATACTCTTTTTGGATGAATGTTTATAACCGCTTGTCATAGCTTGAATAGCTTTCCACCTGCGGTATTTTTCGTATATATCCCATTTGAATGTTGTCCAAGCAACGTACCAGTGTCCTTTCCATAGCGGGCAGAATATCACGTTCGTAAAAATCACGCGGGCGGGCTGAATAGTCTATTTTGATTATTTCCTGTTCGCATATATCACCCGTGTCAAGTCCGTTATCCGCCCAAAACCATGTGGCAGCAGTGATTGGCTCTTGCCGTTTGTAAGCCCATTTGATTGAAGACGCGCCACGTCCATACGGCAGTGGTGACGGATGAAATATCAATGTCCCGTAAAGCGGTTCTTTCAACACTTCCACCGACACCTTTTCCGTCAGAAGCGGGGCAATGGCTAGATCATACACTCCGGTGCTTTCGTTCCAAACACGGTAACCTTTCTCGCGTACACAGGCTTCCGCTATTTTGTAAGCCTGTGAGTCCTTATTTCCTAATATCTTGATGATCATATTCCCCAATATATTTAAATGCCTGTACTGCCCTGAAATGACCTCCGTATCCGGTAGAACATTTAGTAGATTTTCCTTTTCCCTGCATGGACTTTGCCATCGAACTTGCGCTTCTCGCCTTATTCGAACCATAAAGGCTGGCTCCTGTTTGCACCCATTTCTTTGAGTGCCGTAAAGCTCCGCATAACTGGGGATGTGAAGTATGGAAAAATACAGGTAGTTTTTTCCCACAACGTCCGTTCCCCTTCAGATGATATTCGCATACTGCAGCTAAAAATTTAGTGCCAACTCCGATGCCTTGCCATTCCGGCATGACTACCAAACGCGTCGAGCGATACGCTCCAGCTGTGAAAAGGGGGGCTACTGCCAAATGGCATACGGGCTCGTTCCCAATGAATCCCACGAAGTATTCCGCAGCAACGGGCAACGGCAAGTCTAAATAATAATGCTGTTTAAACAGTCTTGGGAATACAGTTCCCCTGACCTTATAAATTTGAAGCTCGAGTTTTGGACGTTGCCGAAGACAGTCACGCTCGTAAAAGCGTGCCTCCGCAGTATCGTACACCCAATCCGGCTGCAACCATTCAATAATATCATAATGACAGGACAGAAGGACAATCTTACCTTTGCCACGTCTCCAAGTTTTAGAGAATGCTGCCGCACCCACTTTCGCGATCTGACGGTCAATCACGGACGTAAATTCATCAACGACGGCATGCTCCGGACGTTCGCAAGCCAAACGGGCTAAACCAGCGCGAAATTTCTCACCGTTCGACAGCACATTGAAGGGGCGTAGCCATGCCGGAACGTCACCCAAACCTACAGCCGAAAGCATTCCGGTGACCGTATTAAAATCCCCGTCCGGAGCGATGCAGTCAATAATAGGTTTATTGCTGTCCCAACCGGAATAAAGGTCATAAATCGGCTCGTTAAAGATTTTGCTTCCGATACTGGTTTTTCCACTTCCTGAAGGTCCGACAATCAAACCTATTTGCCATTCCTTACCCTCGATGGGCAATTCAGCCACCTTTTCCCAATCGCAGCCTTTTTCCGCATTGAAAAGGCTTTTTACCCTTGCAGCGCGATAGCTGTCAAAATCGCTGCAATGGTGTCGTACTTCTACTCTCATACACTTACTATCTTTAAAGTTAAACCTTCAGCTTTCAGGCGTTCATAAATAGCCTGCTGTTCCTTTTCATCTGTGCAAATGACGATAACGCCATATTGCGGTTTATACGTATATTTTCCCATAACTAATAATTTTGAGTTCGGGACAAAAGTACTCCGGGGCTGTCAATCCGGCACGATACATGAAGTTGTTTACACTGCAAACGTTTTGCAGTCGCTTTGGAAACGCTTGATAAGACTATACACCTTTCTCTCACTGACAAGGTACTTGTCAGATAATGCCGCGACTATATAAGACACTTTCTCACCATGTCCCAACAGTTTCATATAATCCGCATACAGATCGATATAGCGACAATCTTCAAGCCGTATTCCGGCATCCTGTATTTTTTTCAAGAGCTCCCGATTAAAGTTTAATATCTCTATGACTTTCATAATACAAATTTGATTATCTTTGCAATGCCAATCACATAAAGCAAAAATGCGAGTAGACGCAGCAAGGGTCTTTGCCCCCGGCTGTGCGTCTGCTCGCATTTTGTTAGTATGTGATTGGCGTCTTTACTAACAGGCTGGGGGCTTTTTATAGCCTTTTCCCCCGCAGGCTTATATTCAATTTTGACAAATCACTGGAAATCCGTATATTTGCGCTATAATAATGCTTTCTTATGCGGAATCCTGAAATGACCAAAATACGTGACCGGAAGATGGTAGAAACGTTCTATCATCTCTATGATAAAAAGCGCATCCGTTTGGAGGATGTTCTTTTGCGTATGAGTCATGACCTGTTCTTTCTTGATCAGAACTACATCTACAAACGGATTTTTTATATATCGGAGAATTTATCATATTACGAACAATTAAAAGAGGGCAAAAAGCCCGATTCAAAAAAGAACGATACAAATCAACTTAGTCTTGGTTTTTAACCGTTGCATCATAGATGATACAGCGGTTCTTCGTCTTCCGTTTTCTCCGGTAAGTCCCCATTGCTAATTTTCATTTCACGGTCTTTCATGTCGGCATGGCTTGCAAGTTCCATTGTGGTGTAATCCATGATTTCACATTCAAAGCTAATCCGGTACATGTTTCCCGCACCTCCCGACTCTTCCCGCCCGACATGGGTGCGTCGAAGCGTGCCGAAGTTCTTCCCCGATTTCCCGTGTAACATCATCCCCAGTAAAGTCAACAGGTCAAGGAAGGACAACGCCTCTTCTTGCATTTCCGCACCTTCACAGGTATCGGAAAAGGTTTCGTAAAACAGCCGGAAATCAATCTGTGTGTGAAGCCGCTGAACGAGCAACCCTTCGTCCTCGATGCCCAGCGTATTAAATTCAATGAATACAGCCGGGGACGAAAAGGGATGTTCTTCATCGAGAAAACTGACCTGTTCATGCCACATGTCGATGTGTTCAATCTCCGGTGTGTTTTCCATCCTTTCCCTTAGCTCGGAATACTCATCCGGAATAGATGCCAGGAACCCGTCTTTGTTTCGGATAATTTCAACCAGTTCTTTGTAACAGTCTGTCCAAATCAT